TTACCTAAATAAGTTGTAGACAACCCTGCCGCTAACTCATTTGATTGACCTTTAACTGTTCCGTTATCCATGTACCATACTAAACCAGTTTCTAGTGTAGTTGCTTCGATAGTAACGTTTAGCTCTGTTCTAACACCTGTAATAGCCATGTTAACACCTCTTTAAATTGGGGCCAAAGAGAAAAGGCTGAGGACTAATCCCCCCCAGCCCCGTAACACGATTAAGCGTCAGCTAGTTTAAGACGTACAATGTGTTCATCTTCAACACGTACAGCGCCCAAAGTTTGGAAGCCGTATATACGCCACATAAATGAATTGCTCGGATCTTCTTTTACGCGAGTTGATATGTCACGGTTTAATTGCATACCGATTGCTTTTTGCGTATACGCTAAGCAATCAACCTGGCCTGCACTTGGAGATAACAAGCGAGTTGATACAATCCAGTCATAACCTAAGAAATTAGGTAAGTAACCGTTACGCAATGCCATTGAATCACCTTGGAAGTCACCAGAAGTAACCTCAAGTAAACCAAGTAAAGTACGACGCTGGAATGGTGAAATAATTACGCACTTAGGCTCATCAGGGTCAATGTCATTGTCATAGAACTTTTGATCCATTTCATTGATAAGGTCTAATGTAATAGCCCCGCTATAATCGCCAACTTCTTGTGTAGTTGGGAAAACATTTAAGTTACCGTCACCGTCTAAAGCATCAGCGGTTGCTGCCGCGATAATTACATCATCTTTGTTACGGTTTGAGCCGTGAGCAAGGTTGGTTGTAAGACTTGAAAGTGGCTCAACAAGCATTTGGACAATATCTTCTTGCTCAACAGTGTCACCGTTATGATAAGTTTTAACTTGCGAAACACGACGCGACCAAGGAGTGTCATTTTCAGGTGTTGCTGTGCGTGCTGATGTTTTCTCTGCAAACTCAGTAGGACCGATTCGCTCCCAGTTATGTGCGGCACCGTTAGAAGTTTTGTTTGTTATTGTGCTTAGTAAGCGTGAAGGTTTTTGCTGTGCTAAAAAACGGACGTTATCTTCAAACGTTTCAATTTGTGCGTTATCAATTGTAATAGCCATTTGAGGCTCCTTAGTATAAAAAATAGTTTTGAATATTTCTCGGACTAAGTTTGTCTAGCTACCCGATACTTAAATATGGATAGCAGACCAAAGGTAATGGCTACCTGCGTAATGGTAGTATAACGTATTTATTTAATAAGTGTAAACTAAAAGTAACGCTCTATGATTTTACTGGTAAAACGTAAAAAATAGTAGGCTACTGTATAAACCAAGAATACAGCACCTACCGTTAAAATTAAACCTAATATAATCAAATCCCACACCGCATAAGTTCACGCACTACCGATAAGATGTAAGCCTCTTCAACTTCACAATCTGTTTTGTCCTGTATGAAGTCAGCAAGAATCTCATAGTAAATCTCACTTTCGCTCATGTGTCTTCTTCCCCGCAATAATCTTGCGTACATGGGCGTCAAATTGGTGTCGCTCATCAGCTTGCTCTGTATGTATGACCTGCGCATCTTCCTTGGCTTTGTCATTTAGTCTGTCTTCCTTTTCGATAGAAAGTCTAGCTAATAACAAGCGTAGCTCACCCATGCAACTATTCAAGTCAACATAACTCATAGAGTGAATATCGACAGTTTGCGAAAAGTCTCTAACCTTGCGAGCTACATTCATGCTGAATTACCTGCTCGAAGTTTACGCAAACTCATAGCTTTAGCTCTAATATCTTTATGGCGTGGGTGGTTAGTATTCCAATAAGGACCACTTTTATCTGCAAAACCGTTCTGCATAATTTCATCTAGTTGCGCCCTTGCCTCTGCTGGTGTCATAACTTGATTGCCGCCATCGTCAGCCACAGCGTTTGAACCTTCACCGCCTCCAATCTTTTGTGATAAAGCATGAAACCATTTAAGAGTCTGGCCGTCTACATTGCCAGCCTTAGCCATTTCAATAACGCTTTCAGGTGCGCCCGTTGCTTCAAGTGCCGCTACTGCTTGGTTAGTGTTGCGGTCAAAGGCTGCACCCCATTCTTTCTTAACACCGTCAATACTTTCTTGCTGCTGTGCCTGCTGAGTTTCTAAGGCTGTAGCGTCAAGCTGTGAGACTGATTTAACTAACGACTCAAATTGCTTGTTAGTCATGTTTGCGCTTAGTGCTAAGTCTCGCAGGTGGTCATAACTTCCTGTTACATCTTCTGGCACTGCATAACCGCTAGCATCTTCTGGCTTACCCATAGACTTAAACACGCTATCATAATCTTCGGGTGTTTCTGGCTTATGCATTAAGTTTGTTTTGTTCATTAGCTTTTGATTAAACGCATCAATAGCCTCTTGTCCTGCATCTTCACCAGGTATACGGATACTGTTACCAATATGTGATTGTGCATCAAGGAACTGTTTAGCTAACGAATCAATATCTTTTACTGAATCAAAAGCTTTAGCACTCCTGATATCTTCTGGTAAGCTTGAGCGCCAATCGCTAGTAGTATTAATTTCAGCCTGTACTGCTGACGCTTCACTTGTTACGCCTGTATTTTCTTCACTCATAAATTACCCCTTGATTTGATTTACAGCTTCATTGATGTCAGTTAAACCAACGTAACCCATCAAGTCTGATTTAATCTTGACTTCTTTTGTGATGCCTTTACTCATTAAAGACAAAACAACCTCATCATCAAATTCGTAACTTATTATTTTTACTTTTATTTCTTCACTCATCATCAACCCTCAACAATTGATTAATATAAATAAATGCTTCACGCTTACCAAGATTGATATGCGTTCCATCAGCATCGCCTTTCACAAAGATTTCATCAGGGTTTAATTGTTCCTGTAAATCTTGTAAAACCTTTTTACCGTTCGGCGTATTAAATACCGCACGATATAAACTTTTTAAATCATCAAAGCTATTCACCCTCTAGCTCCTTTTGTCCTTTACCAACTGCTTGCATCGCTTCGCCGCCCATCTTCATATTCTCGGCTTCAAACTGTGCTTTTTGCTGCTCTGCACGTTGTTGGCGTAATGCTTGTACATCTTCATCACTGTTTAGATAAGCTGCTGGTATATTTAAGTCAACACCCAAATCTCGCGCTGCTTTATCTTGGTTAAACAAGTCTAACACTTCAGGCTTAAATTGAGCAATACCCCCTAGTAAACCTAGATATCTTTCAACGTTTGCTATGCCGTCCATCTTCTGACTACGTGATAATGAGCCAACATATGACACATCAATATCACCGCCCATTTTCTGCAAACTTTCGGGTAATTCTTTTAACTGGCCACTTCTAAACAAGATGTTTAATGTTCGGCTAATTAACGGGTCGAGCAAGTCAGATTGTAAACGCCCTAATGTTGGCCCTAATGTTCTTTGCATTAATTCCATACGCGCCATAGTTTCTGTTGCTGTCATTGCTGGCGAGTCTTTAAGCTGTAGTTGATCCATATAAAAAGCTTTTTGGATAGCTTGTACTAAATCACCTTTTTGTAACTGGCTAACATCAAAACGCGCTGCTGAATTCATTGGCATTAACTTGCTTGGGTCGCGTACAACGTTTAACCCTGCCGGTCTCATGTCTAAATCAGACATGATGTTGTTCATAGTAGTAACCCAAGGTGGGTCAATAACCTTTTCAGCACTACGCAAGATTAACTCAACCAACTCGTTAAGCGTTAATACGTCATTAAGCGCATTCATTGCAGGGCTGTTACCCCACTTAGATTCGCTAGTTTTTCTCCATCTTGGCGCATAAGCTGGCATTTCATAGTAGCCACCCTCTTCACCTAACTCACAACAACCTTCTTTTAGTATATAGCGATAAGCATAAGGACGCTTTTCAGGCGCTACTATTCCGTCCACATCTTCAATGCCCTTGCGCTTCCAGATGCAATAAATAACTTCCATACGGTCAGTCTTACCACTAGCATACAAGGCGTTAATCTTTTCTGGTACATTCTCTTCGCCAAACTTGCTGATAATCTGTGAAGGTGTCCACATTAATCTACGGTAAAACGTAGCAATACCGCCTTTATGGTCCTCCTCGAAATAAGCCTCTTTAATAGGTACGGCTGAGAATGTTAGTTCAATGTTTTCGCCTGTTAGCTCATCACCGGTAAACTCTTCTAATACTACCGAAGTACCATAACTAACTAAATCTGTATAGCATTCGCCTACTTCTAAGTTGAAATTTGATTCTTGCAAAGCGTTGTATATTCTGTCTGCGGTATCGTCTAGCCATTCCTTCGCTTCCTGTGTTTGGTTTAATTGGTCCACTCTAAATTGTAAATCAAACCAACGAAAAGCAGGTGAAGTTATAGAGCCGTGAATACTAGCTGATAATGTTTGACAAGCGTTAACCGCTGTACTGTCGAATATCTCACGCTTACGCCAATCTTGTTGGTGCTCGCTTGTCTGGTCTTCGAAGAATTGACCGCGGTAAGGCGTGATATACTTTTCTATTGTTTGCCAGGTAGAATCTATGGTCTTTCGCTCGGCGGTTAAATGCTCAAGTCTTTTAATTATCTGCTCGTTATTCATCCGTACGCCCTTTTAACTTTAATGTTGTTAACTGCTCTGTTACCCATAGCAGTGGTTAAGTTCTTACGCCATGCAATACTCATATATCTAAAGCTATCAGCAATATCACTAGCCCAATCATGCAACGGGTTATCTTTAAAGCGCTGTAACTTCTCGTCATACTCTTTACGATAACCTTGTAATCCATCTACTAGCTTACTTGTTTTGTTCTTATCAAATTTAGCAACTCGTATCATACCACGTGATGCGTTAATTCCATCTTCACGCGATAAGTTAGGACATATCTCAACGTAAAATCCAAGCTCTGCTGCTTGGTCTGCTTTACTCTTACCGCTAAACTGTTCACGATTAGCGCCGTCATGCGGCCACCAGTGTTCATCATAGTCATACGGTAATTGTCTGAGTGTTTTAATCCACTCTGCTATAGCTATGTTACGCCCCACAAGGAAGTCAATTATTATAGGATTACCATCATCACCATGCTGAGTAAATATTATAGATGTTTGGTCATTAATACCAATATCCCAAAAGGTCTGCACTCGCTTAGTAGGGTCATGCGGATACTGCCCAAACCTATCAGACTTTTGTAGGTCTCTAAGCTCTGCTGTGTAATAAGCGCCTTCCATGCCGCCTTCCCACGAACAGTAATACTCTTGCTGAATCTTTTCTTCTGCCATACCCATTTCACGCTCTTCTTCTATATGCTCAGGACGTATAACCGGTGAACCATCAGGACGCTGTGTGTTCTCAATTGTTAATGTTTGCGCGAACCAAGTATCCATCCTACTAGCTGCATCAAATAGCTTTTTACCGTGATTGTTACCCCTTGGCGTA